TGTCACGAGCTCGCCATCGACGTCCGAGACATGTGTCATCTGGAAGCCGAAGATGATCCGGACCGGAACGGTCTCTTTTTCGTCTGACATCAGTTCTCCGTCGTTTATGGCAGCGCGTCTTTGCAGACGGCGAAGGCTTGCGGGTGCCGCACAGCGATGTCGATCAGCTGATAGCTCGTCAGCTCGACCATGCCCTGCTTCTTCAGGCGGAAGGGATCGACAACGATCTCGAATCCGCCCCAAAAGCCGACGATGATCTCCGACATCGCGCCGAAGATGATCGGGTGACAGTTGCTCGAGGTGCCTTTGACCAGCGTCTTTGGCAGCTGGTTCGAAACGAGGACCGGGTAGTCGTTGATGTCCTGGTCGCCGTCCATGATGAACCAGCCAGAGGTCGTCTGACGGTCGGTGATCCGCCAGCGATCCCGAATCTCGGGAGTCGTGACGTAGGCCATCGTGTCGAGATCGATGTCGCCGTCCGCGACCGCGACGATGCGCTCGAACGCGGTCGTGAGCGGCCATGTCGCGATCAGGCCATTCGTTCCGAAGGCGTTCGGGTTCGTGTTCGCCTGGTTGAGCACACCTGTCGGCTGTCCCGAGGCGCCCGAGCCGGCAAATGCGGCAAGATCGATCGTCGACGCGTGGACGTCGGCCAGGTCGCTCCGGATGATCTGATCGACCGACGTCGAAACCTGGCTCTGTGCCAAGAGCTGGCGCGAGAACGACGTCGTCGCGATCAACTCCTTGGGCGACATCGCGACACCGTTGAGCAAGAGATTGGAATCAGCGACGTCTGAGCCCGGATTCTGAGTCGACCATGATGCGGTCGCCACTCCGTTGCCGCGCGGGATCGCAAGATCTCCGGTCAGGCCAGTTAGTACCGTCGCGCCGCCACGAATGGCGATCGCCTTCTTGCGGAGCGCGTCGATGAACGTGTGGGCCTGCGTGAACTTGAGCTCCAGACCCTTGGTCGCGGTCGCCGTGTCCAGCCCCGCGCGCATCGAGAGAGAGTAGGGAACGAGCAAACCTCCGTGCCGAGAGATGCCGGCAGGAAGCGATTTCGCAATCTCGTCGGACACCTCGAACGCGAGGCCCGACTTTGTTTCATAGCCGTCGGGATCGTCGGCGAGCTGCAGGAGCGCATCGCCCAAGCGATACTCGCGCTCTTCCTTTGCGTTCAGTTTGATGTCCGACATGGAATTGAAGTGAGAATGAGTTTTTGCAACGTGAGCGAGATTGTGGCGCGGCCCGACAAGGCGACCGCGCCACTCACTCGATCGCTTACGCGAGCGCGTCCTTGATCGCGGCGAAGGCAGCGGCGTACTTGACCGCAATGCCGTACATCGCGAACGAGGTCACTTCGATCATGCCCTGCTTCTTCAGCCGGTACGGATCGACGATGAGCTCCATCATTCCCCAGTCACCGACCACGGCCTGGCTGAAAGCGCCGAAGACGATCGCCAAGCAGATACCGCTCGACGTTCCCTTGGTGAGGTTGTTGGGGATCTGTGCGGAGCAGAACGCGGGATAGCCGTTCAGCTCGCCCGGCACGCGGGCACTCATGCCTTGCACGGCGCCGCTTCCGAAGGTCGAGGCCTCGCCCTTCTGCCAGACGGGCACGCCAACGGTGTTCGACAGCACGGTCGCTTTCTTGAACGTGCCTCGAGTCGTCGGGTGGACGGCGTAGCTGCAGGGCCACTGATCGGCGTTCGCAGCTGCGACCTGAGTTTCCAGATCCACCAGGTTGGTGTAGACGGGAGTCAGACCGTTGGTGCCGAGGGCGACGGAACCGATTCCGGCGGTGTTCAGAATTCCGGTCGGCTGGTTCGATGCGCCTGTTCCGGCGAAGACCGCCAAATCGAGCGCGATCGCGTTGACGCGCGCCAGATCTGCGCGGACAATGCTATCGACGTCGACCACCGCCTGCGCGAGCAGCTGCCTCGAGTAGGAGGTCGAAGCCTGGATCGACTTCGGGTTGAGCGCGATCTGAACGAGTGTCAGGTTGGAATCCGCGACATCAGATCCCGGGTTTTCTCCCACCCACGTCGCGGTAGCTGCACCGTTCTGCGCGGGGAAGGCAACGGGGCCCTGGAGACCAGCGTAGAGCTGGACGCCGGCCGCGAACGCGACCATCTGATTCCGGAGCAGCTCGAGGAAGTCACCAGGCACGGTGAACTTGAGCTCGGCGCCCTTGGTCGACGTGGCCGAATCCAATCCGGCACGAGTGGCCATTGGCCATCCGTTCTGCCGCGCCATGATCTCGCGCGCAGATTCGGTCGACGTGAATGTGGGAACGAGAAAGCCTCCGTGACGCTTGACGCCTTCGGGGACCTTCTTCTCGAGCTCCTGCGCGATATCGCGCTCGAACGATCCGTCGACGCGCTTTCCGAGCACGTCGTCAGAGTGCATGAGGATCGCTCTCTGGAAGGAGTACTGCTTCCGCTCCTTATCAGTGAGCTCGACGGCCGGACGACCCGTGGGTCCGCCCGCATCGCCGCGGTCCTGCAGCTCGGAAAGGATCGAGGTGGCGACGGCGTCAACCGAGCGGCCTTCGTCGATCCACTTCTCCGCTTTCTCGGCTGGGATCTTGTGCTTGCTCGCGAGAGCGCGGATCTCCTTGCCGCGCTTGCGCTCGGCTTTGACGTCCTCGTCTCGGTCAGCGACCGTGATCGCTGGCTTGGCCCCGTTGTTTTCGGCGGCCGTGTTTGCTTCCGGCATTTTAATGCTCCTGGCGGTGGCCTTCGGGGCCGTGATGGTGAGGTGAGGGAAGTGCTTGCGGAACGCAGTGATTGCGGTCTCCGCGTCTTCGGGCAGCGCGTCCCCCGCGCTCCTGCCCACGCCCACCGAGTAATCGGCGGGAATTGGTACGCTCGAGGTTTCCATCGGCAGCCAGCGCGTAACGCGGACTTCGTCGACGGAGTTGTCGCCCTCGGTTTCTTTGGTTTCTGTCTCGAGGCAGCGGTAGCCGACCGAGATCTTCTTCCTTATCCCGTCGAGCATGTCGCGCTTCAGGTCCTGGGCGGTCTGGCGCTGGCTGAAACGGACCATGCCGCGCATGATCCCGTCTTTATCGACGGTGATGTCCTCGACGATTCCTTCCTGCTGGCGCGTGTCGTGGCCATCGAGGAAGGGAAGGCCATCGCGGGCGTAGGAGAGATCGACGGCGTCCTTCGTATGTACGAGGACCTCGTCGTAGAATTCGCCGTCCCACCAGCTGTAGCGGCGGACCGGTGTCTCGCTCGAGATCGCGATCGGAATTCGCTCTTCCGCGACGCCGCCGGATGCGCGAGTCGCGGCCAAGGAAGCCAGCTTCTCGCGGTCGACAACGAACGGCATGTCGCGATAGAAGACCTCGGCTTTTCTTTTCTCTTCGGATTTCTCGGCCATCCGATCTCCGGAAAACGAAAAACGGCCCCCGGATCTCCGAAGAGATCCAAGAGCCGCTGTGGGCGGTGCTTTGAGTTGTGTCCTGCTTTCCTGCTACAACTTCAGTGTACAACGGCGCATACGAGCGCGCTACGGGGTCTTTTTAGGCAGCAATTAGGAATAGAAGTGCTTCCATCGGATCGGGCCCGCGTGTCGCGGAGGACCTAACCATGATCTTGAGCGCGGAAAAGCCTTCGGCCTGTACGATCACATCCCCGCCGGATTCGGCGAGAAGTGAGAGATGGGACCCCGCGTCCGCGCTCAGTGTCGGAAGACCTGGCTCGGCCGGCCTGGTCGCTCGAGGTCTTCTTTGGTAATGGCTTCCGCCGCCGATCGCCATGACCTGCGCATCATTGTGCGCGGAACTGTCGGACGAGAGCACGAGCGGCGCGTCGGCGTCGGCCGTGATTTCAAGCGTGAACGCGTCGGAACTGCTGACGAGCAAAAGCGGTGCGTCAGCTGCTGCATTTTCGAGCACGGACGCATCCGAGCTCGAGCTCGCCAATAGAAGAGCCGCGCCGTCCGCACCGTCCAGGACCGAGCCAGTGGCGGATCCTTGGAGGAGAAGTGTCGCCGATTCGACGCTTTGAACCGGATCGCTCGCGGTCTCGCTCGAGAGTAGGACGAGCGGCGCGTTGACGTCGGCTCCGATCGGAGCGACGGCCGTCGACGAGGACTGAAGTGCCAGCGCCGCAGGGGAGTCGCCCTGAATGAGCACCGACGAATCTGAGGCCCCGAGAAGGACGAGTGAAGCTGCGGCGATCGCTACGACTGCAGCTGCGTCGATCGTCCCCAGGCGCCGGCGTATGAACGCGTGACGCCTGGGGGGCCCCTTCGATGGACCTCTAAAGAATGGCCGCATCAATTACTCAGATAGGCTGCGAACTGATGTACCAGAATCGAATTCGCATTGTTCAGCGACCAGGTGCCAAAGAGATCGAGCGTCTGGGCCGCCGTGGAATCGAAGTTGGATCCGACAGCTGGCGCGGCGTTGGGAAGCATGGCCGTGCCGGCGCCCCCGGCGGTGGGAAGGGCCGAGCCGATGACCGACTCCGACACCCATTCGCCTTGATGCATGAAGTTGGCAGCCGCACCTTTCGCGCGAAGCGTGAGGTCCCACCAGAGAGACCATGGCACGTTCGCCTTGGCCACTACGTTGAGCGACATCGCTCCGCCATTGCCGATCACCGTGGAAGCGCCGAATCTGACATCGAGCGTGAGCGTGCCAGGGGTGGTGACAATGTTCGAGACGCGCCCGGCCGCGAAGATTCTAAGCCGCTGGCCGATCCGATAGATATAGCTCCCTGGAATCACGATCTTGGCGGCCGCCGGCAGGAGCGACGTCGCGGTGACCGACGCCGTAAGTGCGGTGCCGTCGACCTCAGCCGAGATTAGGAGTTCTTCGTAAACCTGGCTGAACATTTACATGCTCACCGTGAAAGTGTTGACCGTCACGGTCTGCCCGTTCGCGATATTCGTGTTGTCGATCGTCATGTCGCCGCCGCCGCCAGTCGCGGTGACGGTTCCTTCCATCCGCGCTTCCGTTTGCACCGCGGCGCCGGTGTCGCCCGTTGCCTTGAGTCGATAATGACCGGCCACGCCGCCGGCGCCTGCTGCGCCAGACCAGGCGCCGTTTTTCGCCTTCGATCTTCCGGAAGCTGCGGCGATCCAGTCGGCCGGCAATGCGAAAGACCAGAGAAGAGTTCCCCCAGGCACCGCGCCGGGACCAGGAGGAGCTCCGGTCCGGATCTCGAGCGTGCCCGAGTTGAAGACCGGATCGATCCCAGAGTCGAGAATGTTCTGGACGAGTTTGTCAGTGAGAGCGATCGACATTTAGGCCACCGCCTTTTCTGGTTCGACTTTCTCGGTCATCTTGTAACCGAGGTGTTCACCCGTCGCCGGATCCTTGATCACCATGATCGTCTTGTCGACGGTTTTGCCTTCTGCCGGCGGAATGGTGACGGAGTTGTGGACAGTGATGGGTGCCTGCTCGACCTTCACATCCGGAGTCGCCACGTTGACCACTGGCGTTCGCGAGCTCGAAGAGACCGCATGCAGCATTCGGAGCTCGCGCCGATCGGCGTCGGCATGGTCCATCGCCTTCTGCTCCGCGTTGTCAGTCGCATCGGCCCCCGAGGGACCCGTGCCGCCGTCCGGCTGCGGAGTGTCCTTCTTCGCCGCGATGCCGCCGATGTAGACGCCGGCGGCGTCCGCGAGCTCGTTCTCTTTCTTGAGATCCGCGATCATGTCTTCGAACTCGATACCCATGTCGGCGCAGAGGCGCTGCCGGCTCGTAAGTCCGAGCGAGAGCATCATTTCATTCGAGCGGGCCTCATTGTACGGATCGACCCACTTCCAGCCGCGGCCGCGCCACTCGATGTCCATCCACCGCTCGGCGATCTTTGAAGGCAGCGCGAGGAGCGGAGTGAGGATCGCGAGCTCGAGCCAATTCTCGAAGACGTCCTCGTGCACTTCGGAAGCGACCCATGTGTGGCAGCGGCGCCAGAAGTCACGCTCGGAGAGAAGCCCGGCGCGGATCGAGGAGTAATTCGTCCCCTCGAGGTCCCCGGTGAGCGTGGTGTAAGCCATGCCCGTGCCCACTGCGATCGAGCGAAGGATCGTCTTGACGAACTTCTCAACGTTGGCGCCCGGATGCTGCGGATCCCACGCCGTGAACTTCATGCCTGGCGGGAGCTGCTCGAACGAGCCAGGGGCGACGTCCATGATGATCTTCTCGCCCGGCGCCGGCTGCTCGAACGAATCGAGCCACTCCGGGATCGTTTCGAAGAAGCCCATCTTGCTCGAGCTGATGCGGGCGCCCGTTACTTCGGCGTCCTCGTATGCTCCGAGCATCTTCAAGCGGAAGATGACCGCGGTGAGAAGAGAAACGCCGCGCACCTGCTTTGCTCTCTTCTGTTTGAAGAGGTGAATGATCTCGTCGGCCGGAACGCGGATCCGCTCACGCCGCCCAGGCTCCGCCGGGTGGTGCGACCAGAAATGGTATGCGGCGGCCGCGCCCCACTTGTCGACTTCAACGCCCATGTAGATCGCGTTGCCCTGGGCGTCCGCCTCGCGGTTGAACTGTTCGTCCAGGAGATCCGGATCGATCAGCTCGAGGGCAAAGCCGAAAGCGTTTCTAAAGCCTTTGTGTTTTCGGACGATCGCTTCGCCGTCGATTACCCAGCTCTCGATGATCCGGTCCTGCAGCGCGATCCAGGAGAGGCGCTTGTCGATGCTCGTGGTCTTTTTCTTCCCCCACAGCTTGAATGCTTCGACGAGCGCCTTGTTAGCCTTGTCGGCCGGCTTCCCGTCAGCTCCCAAGTTCCGCGGGTGTGGGCGGATCCCCTGCTCGCCGACGATGTTCTGCACGAATTCGCGGACCGCACCGGTGACATACGGGTCATCGCGGAATAGCGCGCGAGCTCGCCGGCGCAGCTCGCGAATGTCGGCGCGCAGCTCCTGGTTGCCCGAGGCGGACGAAAGACGCCAATCGGTGTTGAGTCGATCGACGAGTGCGCCCTGGGCGAATGCGCGTTTGCCGGCGATCAGCCGCGCGACCTTTTGACGGAGCGATGCGAGGGTAGGCATTAGCTGTTGAGAGCGCGGTACCAGGGCGGCAACACGACGGGCTCGCTAGTGCCGATCGTTCCGTCCGGGTTGTTCATCATTGCGAGCACGGTCGGTCCGAGCTGGCCTTGGTTCCGCAGGCGGTAGACCTTCGCCTGGTAGATCGCGCGCATCCGGAGCAGCTCTTTGGTCGGGATCTTCATGATCGACCGACCATTGATCGAATAGCTCTCGTGATCGGTCGTGATCCGGCCTTCGATCTTCGCCTCGATCAAGGCGAGCGTCCGCTCGGCGTGCGAGACGGCCGAGCTGTCGACGATCGCGGACATCGACGGCAAGACGGTGAAGACGCCCTGCTCGACGGTGTAATGCTCGCCCGAGGAGACCTTGTCGACGAAGGATTGCCACTGATAGGCGCCGGCGACGAGGGGTGCTGTCTTGGCCTTGGCTACCGAAACGGTAAATCCCGCACCGTTCGTTACGACAACGACGTCGGTGTTCGCGAGCACTGATTGGCCGCGGATCGCATAGCCGAGCACCCAGCTTTCGACGGGCGGATAGCTGGCGAGCGTCTTGTTCCACGTCCAGGTATCGCCGGCGACGAGGATCTGTGGCTCTGTCTGTGGGACCGGAGGCGCCATTCGGTTCATGGAAACGAAAAA